ATATAGGAAGGACCGTAAATATTGTTTCTTGTAACAGAGTAACCATCTAATAGATTTCCTCTTGCCATGTTGAGAGCTGGTGCTCTCCATCCGTTTGCCATTAAAACGTCACCTCTTTTAAAAGTAACTTGTTTGATGCCATTAGCCATTTTTCTTTCTTTTGTGAAATCATTAATATTAATGAATCCCCAAACTCTTTGACCAACTTGACCACCAGAGGATACGTTAAAGCTATCGCTTTCAACGATCTTAACGAATTTTCTCCCTTTTTCTGCGGTATATTCTAAATTATCTTTTAGCGTTGGGTGCACTTCGGTTGTTGCAGCTTTGATATCAACTAATAGTTGATTAACCGCTTTTTTTAAATTTTGTTCTTTCATTCTTTTCACTCCTTACAGTGTTGTTTTTTAAATATAGGTATATTATACCACACTATGGAGCATTTGTACATGCTTTTTTTCATTTATTTTCATTTATTTTCAAATAATATCGTCTACAGGAAAGATGTTATATATGGCATCTGCACATGCTTTGGCTATTTCTATATGTTCTGCTTGTGTTCCATTAGAAGATCTTAAATCAATATAATGGATCCATGATCTTAATGTTCCGTTAACATACATCTTACTTACTGTAAGTCCTTCAGGCAAAACTGATCTAGCTTGTTCTTTGGCTATGCCAACATCTAATGCCCATTGATAGGCTTTCTGACATCGTTGAATAACGACTTCTTGATAAGATTCCCATATATGATTAATAGCACTGTTTTCATCAATAGGGATTGAGTTCTGTCTATTTTTCGTATCTTGTAATCTTGCGGGACGAGTTTCAAATGCTACATCCAGATCTTGCACATCGGCATATCTCTGTGAGTATTCTTGAAATGAAAATGATCGATGTCTTAAGATCTGTCTTGCGATATCTCTTGTAGTCTCGATCTCTAAACAAACATTTACCATTTCTAATGGAGACCAATGTTTGTGTTTTACTAAGTATTTGACAAGCTTTTCAGATGTCTCTTCGTTGATTTGTCCAGACGGGTTTGAAACCCTGGCACAAAATGCTACCAACTGAAGAAGATCTGCATCGTCTGCAGGAAAATCCTCAGTTGGTTGCGAGTATGATATAAGCTTAACTTTCAATCAATTCATCCTTAAGTCAATTAGAAATTATAAATTAGAGATAAAGCTGCACTATCAGATGCTTTTCCATGTCTAACATTATCCATAATCATGAGATTAAGATAGACTTTTCCAACTTGTTTTCCAACATGCATTCCTACATGTTGCATACCGTTGCTGTTTTCACCGTATTCAAAAGCTACATTGACTGGTTCAATAAATGAAAGTCCCTGTCTTACTTCTAAATAAGTATTATCACGATTATCAGTATCAACGTAATAAGTTACCGAAGTATCTTTATACGCAGTTGTTACGAATAGTTCTTCAACATCATCGATCACTTTATCATAGTTATATTGTATAACACCACCACCGACTGAAAAATCGTCAGTAACTTTCAGGTCGTAACCTGCAGTTAAATCCCATTCCCAACTAGTGTCAGTACCAAAGTCGACTTGACTTGCCCATACAGAACCATAAAAACCTGAGTTTTCTAGTTTTAAACCTGCACTTACTGCAGAACTTCCTGCATTTTGGGACATACCTCTCCAGAAATAATCAGAACCAAGTCCAATCTCTCCTTCAACGTCTGCATACATTAGTGGCGAAAAACACGCTGCAGCTATTAAAGCTGTAAACATAGTTTTAAACATTATTTCTCCTCCATAATTAGAGTGTAAACACCCCATGCAAGTCCTACCCATGCGAGTAGTTTGACAACACCACCGAAAAGTATCACTGATCCGCATACTACTATAAGTAATACACCATCTTGTGAAGTTCTTTCAGGCATTCTTGCCATAAGCCATTCTTTGGCTGTTTGTAAATATATCATAGATTTCTCCTCTATATTTTAAATTCGGTGAAGTCTTTACTATCTCTATCACCGAATGTATTTATCGGACCCGTATCTTGTGCCATGTCAGACATGATATCAGATTGGGCCGACTCCTCTACGTCATATAATTTCATCCTCGACCTATCTACACCGATTACAAATCGCTTGTATTTAGTCGGGTCATTATAACGATTTTTCAATTGTTTTACCATTATCTGACCAAGCTCTTCAAGTTCCTCTGTTGAAATTAGAGCGAACATTAAATCTGCTGTCGCAGGTAAACCAAAAGATTCCGAAGTGTCCTCTAGACCTACATCAGTATTACCAAATCCAGACCTAGTCGTTTGCGTTGCGCTCATGATAGGGACATTAAATTCAACCGCTAAGCCACGCATTTCCTCTGCAATTGCTTTCACGTATGAATAAGTATTTATACTTCCACCTAACCCTCGGATGCGCGCGGACGCACAAATATTTAAATAATCTATATAAATTATATCAGGTTTGAAGTTCTTTTTAAGCTTTAATTCGTTAAGTAAAGCTCTGAAATGTCCAGTATGAGCTGCGCCCGTTGGATATTCCTTTATGACTAATTTACCAATGTTTGTATGTGCAAGCTTTGATATCTTGCCATCAAATACATTCTTTGGCATATTGCCTAGTTGTTCTATTGGGAAATTCATAAGGTTAGCATCTATTCTTTCTGCGATGCGTTCTTCTGCCATTTCCATTGTTATGTATAGAACATTTTTGCCTAAATCAATATTAGCTGCAGCACAATGGCACATGAATAAGGATTTTCCTACTCCTGTACCTGCTAAGCATATATTTAAGGTTTTGTTTGGTAAACCATTCTTTGTCATTTTGTTGAAAAAGTCTAAGTCAAATGGGATTCTTTGTTCTGTTTTATTGTAAAATTCGAACCTTTGTTCTGAATTATCAATGTAATCATGACCAATTTCTTGATCAAATGATACACCTAAAGCAGTACTTAATATTTCTGGAATCATTCCATTACCAACATCTGGTTTTTTACCATCGATAATTTGAATTGACTCCATAATAGCATTATATATTGCTTTTTCTTGACACCATTTCTCTGATTCTGCAAGTAGATAATCGATATCTACATCTGTTTTGTCTTTTAATTCATGAATCAATTGATTCGCTTGATTAAGTACATCATCAGGTGCATTAACTTTAGTAAGTTCTATTTCTAGTACTTTTGATGTTGGTATCTTATTGTGTGCTGTAACAAATGATACGATAAGGTCGAATATGACCTTATGAGATCCATCAAAATAATCATTCTTTAAAAATGGAATGACTCTTCGACAGAACTCTTCGTCGTTAATCAGATGTGATAGTACGTGTGTTGGTATCTGTGTTGATATGTCCAATTTTTGCCTCTTTATAATCTAGTGAATCCTTTATAACAAATTGTAAAATATCACCTAAATGATTCTTAAACTCAATGCTATTAATAAGATCGTCATGTTCAAATTGTCCACTATCTTCAATAGTGTAGTTAAATTGTAAGGTGGCAGTATCTAATTCTGGTGTTTCTTTGATAGAAACCTTACCATATATGTATGATACTCCTGCCCACTTACCTGTTTTTAATTCAAGTGCATAGAAATCCACATCGGGTTTTTCTAAATATGCAAAGTCTTGTTCTGTAATATTATTCGTCATCTTTAACTTCTTTAGTATCTAATAAGGAAACTGGTCCGTCAATAGTAATATCTAATAGCGGTTTGTGTCCAATTTGGTAGTGACCTTTAATGAATTTTTTGAAGTCTGTTCCATCAAATATCGGTGTCCAAAATTCTTTGAGAAGTGTATCTTTTTCCCTAACTTTAGGATCGAGCAATTCTCCAGTATCTTGATCAACTCTACAATACCAACCATTACTTGGCTTAGCAACATAATTACCAGCCATTGCAACATCTAGTAATCCTGAGTATGGAGCAATTCCACCTTCCCATGTTACTGCGATAGGGACTTTAGATTTTTCTTTAACAAACCTTGATTTCTCTACATTGATTACAAAATCGTAACCTTTAATTTCTGTTCCTTGTTTATTCTGTCTTCGACCGATGATCCAAATGTTATCTGCTGAGTAATATATTCCTGTACCACCGCTGACGATAGCCTTTGGGAACAATCCAATCTCTTGATATGTATGATTTACTGCAAGCAAAGGGATATTCTTCATGGTTAAATAAGGAGTGACCATTCTGAATAATCCCTTGAGCGCCTTCGCTCTTGACATGTCTGCTACACCTTTTTCATTAAGTGCGTCCTCTAATTCTTTCTTAGATGCTAAATTACCAATAGAATCGATAACGATTATTACGTTCTCTGCTCTATCAATTTCATCTAGTTGATTCACTAAGTCAAACTTTAATTGTTCGACATCTGTGATTGGAGTATGTAATACTCTACTTGTGTCTATTCCAAACGATTCGAAATAAGATTGGGGTGAACCAAACTCTGAATCATAAAACAATAAGACTGCATCTGAATGCTCTTTTAAATAGGCTGCTGCCATCAATAAAGCAAATGATGTTTTAAAATGTTTTGAAGGTCCTGCTAGAACTGTAAGTCCTGAAGTTAATCCTCCGTCTATATCACCTGATAACGCTACGTTTACCATCGGAACTTCGGTGACTACTACATCTTGTTCCTGAAAGAATACTGAATCTTGCAACACTGCTGTTGTTTTAATTTTACTATTCTTTTTTAATTTATCCATTATACTCATAATTATCTCCAATAACTTCTGTTAGGCCTAAGTTGATTTTCTCGTTCTTGCCTTTTAGAACGACCCACAGCTTCTGCTTTTTTGCGTTTGCGTTTCGCAGTAGGTTTTTCGTAAAACTCTCTCTTACGAACTTCTTGAATAATCCCAGCTCTTTCGACTGCTTTTTTGAATTTTCTCAAAGCGATGTCAAAAGGCATAGGCTTTTGTGGTCTTGTGTCCTTAGGATTTTTGTTTTTCCTAGGAGTTAAATCTATACTTGGCATATTTCCTCTTTATATTTATACATGGGTATATTATACCATAAAATCAGACAATTGTACATGGTTATTTCCCCATTCTTTTCTTCTGTACTTCTCAGGATTGAGATGCACTGATGATACGCTTTCCATATTATCTTTGGCATAGCGGTCACCGTTCATCAATAACCAGTCATCTGGATATTTAACTCTATTCATCTTAAGACGATCCATCATATGAATCCAATCATTAAGTGTTTTAATTCTTTCTTCTCTCGTTCCCCAAAATGGTTGATCTTTATAATAACCAGTTTTAGGTAACTTTCTTTCTTCGTGTTCTATTGGCCATGGGGTTGAATATTCAACTTTGATTCCCATTTCTTTCTCAATTAATTCACCAAAGACTTTAAACTTTATTAACATTTCTTGGATGGCTTCCTTTCTATCTTCAGCATCTGGATATAATCTAACTAAATGATGTCGAATATCGATATTACCAAATGACAATGTAACTCCCTGCAAAGGTCTTCCCTTCG